GAAGTACAAGCTTTGAATAATCAAGGCTAAATGCTATACTATAAAAAGGAGGAATAATGCCAACATATACACAGTTAACAAATGATGAAAAGACAGCTATTAAGCAAGCTTCTGTCCGTTCACTTGAGTATCAGATGTATGTTTTAGAAGTTGAAATTCTAGTAGAGAATGCTAAGTCTGCTCCAAATGCAGAAAAATTGTCTGAACTAGAACTATTAATTTCTGAAAAACAAGCTCAAATTCAATCAGTACTGGCGGACTAATATAAATGGGATATAGGGAAATTATACTAGCTCAAGATCCGCTAGCATTTTGGCCATTGGACGATGAAGTCTCATCTGGCATAGTTAAAGAAGCTTCTGGTTCTGGAAATGACGGAGCATACCTAGGTTCATTTTTTGATAAAGCTATGCCATTGGTATCAAATGGAATATACGGAACTAGATTGCTAGATTCTACTGCAGAAATATATTATCCATGTCCTGGGGCTACGGGCTCTGGAACATCATGGTCTAATGGAAGCATGTGGTCTGCTGGTAAAGAGTCACAAACATTTTCTGTAGAGTTATATTTTAAACTTAATGAGAATGCTTCATATTTAACAAATGAAGTCGTATTGTTTGGCAATAGAACAATTGTCCAGTCATCTTCTATGTCTCAGTATCAAACCTATACAGATATCATAGAGGATTTTGCAACCTATACAGATGTTCTTAATGCATTTCAAACATACGATCAAATTTTAAATGCTAGTATATTTGCTCCATATGGGATATACATATACAAGAATAAAATTTATTTTAGGCCAGACCCAGAGGTAAACTATTATGTTTCCTATCAAGTACCAGACTGGAAGAGAAGATACCATGTTGTTGCTAACTACTCACAGGGTGGTATTTCTTTAATAGTTAATGGAGAAAATGTTATTTCTAATAGCACAGACAGCCTTGACACCGACTTTGCCTTTTCTTTAACAAATTCAGTATTCAAAACAATAGGTGATGATGACTATAAGCTTACCGTGGATGCGGTAGCTTTATACAAATATAACATTAATCAAACAAGAGCTCAGGACCACCTAGATCTTTCAAGAAAAACTGTTGTAAAAAGAAACTATTTTAATTCTAACAATCAGCTTTTTTACTCACCAAATAATTCTGAGTGTATGAAGGCCTATAGCTTTATGAATAACTGGACAAACTTTAGTTTTACAAACGCCATAGTAAATGAAAAAAATAACGTAACCTTGAAGTATATATCAGATCAGACATTATCTGGAACGGGGTCAGCCGTATATTCTACAAATTCTGGTAGGGTTGGATTATCTTTAGGGTCAGATCAATATTTAGATATATCTCAAATTGTAGCTCTTATAGAACGTGGGACAGCCATATCAATGAGCTTTTACCACTCTACAGTTTCTCCAGCCAAAGGCTTGCTCTCATTAGAAAATTCAGAATCTTCACAGTCCCTATTTGCGTGGATAAACTCATCTAATCAATTAAGTATAAATTATAATGGTTCTGCTACAGTATCAGCCACAGCACCAATAGCTGGCTGGAACGAGATTTTGGTAGAAAATAAAACGGGGGATCTTAAGGTATACCTTAATGGAACATCCATATTCTCATCTGTGACAAGCTTCAATAACATAACACTTGCCCACATAGGAAGAACAAACACCCTGTACGCACAATGTCCAATAACATGGGTGGCAATAAAGTCTGATATTAACTATAATGGGATAGTTAATCATGTTTTATACAACCAACCATCAGACTATATTTTAAAATTACAAAACAATTTATCATGGTCTCAGCATGGATATGTAAATGGGTCTATATACGTCCCTGCAGCCTTATACGAGGGCTCATTAGCCTTCTATACAGGAAGTTCCCAGAACCTTTCAATAACCTATAATAACGGCCTTACATGGCCTAAAATGGGCATTCTACCGCAGATTACAAGTACAGCTATAAATACTGTTACAGACTATGAAATCACTATTAGTTTATCTACTGATAATTCAGAAACAGATCTACCAATCTTAACAAACATTGGACTATATGCATATTCAGATTCAATGAAAAGGGTCATTCCAGAAAATGGAGAGGATCTTGCTCAGATAATGAATATTGATCAGTCCATTATTTTTGATGATGACGTAGAGGTATTGGATAGAATAGATCAGGCTGGAATTTGGCTAAATGGAACATCATACTTAAAGATACCATCACAATCAAAACACTCAGACTTGAACGGGTTTGATGGGACAAAATCTATAACAATGATATTAAAGATTAACGAGCCTTTAACTGCTGGAAAATATATTCTAGAGTCTGGATCTAAATCATTATATTGGGACGGAACATCATGGCAATATCCAGGTTTTTCTTCAATGTATGTTAATGGAAAATCAACGTTTGATAATAAAGCACTAATAGACGATTGGGTCCATATATCGTTAACCTCAACTTCAAAAATAAATGCTGGCGAGTTCATATATGTTGGATCTGATGACGCTGGAGCCAATCAACTAGATATAACTCTTGGAGCATTCTCAATGGCAGCTTATGTTTTAGATGCAGCAGATATAGAAAATGAATACGAGATGTTTGTTGGATATCCACAGGAAGAACTATTTACTGACACGGTTACCCTCAATTCGGTAGATATTGGGCTTATTCCATACCAAGTAGCCTGGCAAACAGCCTAAAATTAGACATTCCTATGCCATTTACTGGCACTAAATATAAAAAGATGGTATTATAGGATAATGAAGAATTTAAAAACCTCAGTAGTAGAAGAAACCACCCTAGGCGTATATGTTTGGGAAATGCCAGACGGAAGATGGGTTGGGGATGACAACGGAAACTATTTGTCGGTACAGGCATTTAAAGGTGATAGGTCTAGAGTAGCAGCCATAACAGAGGTTGTTAAGGGTTATGGAATTCATACTGGCAAGGCAAGATTTTTAGCTGGCCAAAGAAAAATTAATGATGAAGAATACCAAGAGCAAGTACAAAGATTAAACTGGGGATTAACTCCAGATCCACTAGATATAGGCGAGTATAAAGAAAGCCTAAAGAATTTGAGGAATGACTAATGTCTGATGTAGTTGATGATTCAAGAGAAGTTCGTGCCGTAATATCTGGAGACTATTTCCAGGAGAAGCCATCGGAAACAACCACAGATCCATTTGAGGCAAAGGCAGACGATATATCAAAGTATCGTGGATTCTCACCAAACTTTAAAAGAAAAAATACAAGACTGCTTCAAAAGTTTCAACGTGGGCAAGAGGGCGTTTCATCTAAAAGAAATGAAACAGAACTTCTTATGGGGTACGACGTATTAGATGTTGTAACACCACCATATAATCAAGATTACCTAGCACAAATATACGAAATATCATCACCACACTTTGCAGCAATAAATGCAAAGGCCTCTAACATAGTAGGGTTAGGCTACGAGTTTGTAGAGACTCGTGCAACTAAAGATAGAATTTCAGAACTTTCAGAAAATCAAGAAAGTCTTTCAAGGTTTAGAAAAAAGCTAGAAAGACTAAAAGAAGATTTAGCTGAGCAGCTAGAGTCAATGAATGAAGAAGATACATTTACAGAAATATTAACTAGGGTATATATTGATTATGAGGCTACTGGAAATGGCTATATAGAAATTGGCAGAAAAGTAAATGGAGAGATCGGATACATTGGACACATTCCAGCAAGGACTATGCGTGTTCGCAAGCAGAGAGATGGCTTTGTTCAAATAGTATCTAACCTAGTAGTATTCTTCAGAAACTTTGGAGACTCTGTAACAGAAAATCCAATCGGCGATGACGCAAGGCCAAACGAAGTAATACATATTAAAAAATACACACCAAATAACTCATTTTACGGGGTTCCAGACGTAATACCAGCAAAGACCGCATTGGCTGGGGACGAGTTTGCCTCACGATTTAATCTAGACTATTTTGAAAACAAGGCTGTTCCTAGATATATTATTACAGTAAAGGGAGCCACCCTAAGCCGTGATGCAGAAAGAAAACTTTTAGAATTTTTCCAAACTAACCTGAAGGGTAAAAACCATAGGTCTCTATACATACCACTACCAGCAGATGATGAAGGTAATAAGGTTGAATTTAAGATGGAGGCTGTAGAGTCTGGAGTGCAAGACTCATCATTTAATAATTATAGAAAAATGAACCGTGATGAAATATTGATATCACACAGAGTTCCGATTTCTAAAATAGGCCTACCAGAAGGCGTATCCCTTGCAGCAGCAAAAGATGCTGATAAGACATTCAAGGAGCAGGTAGCAAGACCCGCACAGAGAAATCTAGAGAAAAAGATTAATAGGTTGATTGGCGAGTTAACCGACGCATTTGTTTTAAAGTTTAATGAGCTAACACTTACTGATGAAGATACTCAGTCAAAGATTGATGAAAGATACCTTAGAATGAAGGTTATAGTTCCCAACGAAGTTCGTGCTAGACTAGGTATGGCTGGAAGATCAGGCGGAGATGAGCCAGTACAGCTAACTGGACAACAGGCTGCAGATCAAACAGCAAGGGCAACGGCAAATCGTAGAAGAGATCAAGACAGAACAGCAAATGCAACTGACTCAAACGATGCAGCAAGAAACCCACAAGGTGAAGGGCGTAATACGCCCTGATTTTGTATTTTCATAAAAACGTTGCTAAAATAGGTACACCATGGAAATAAAAAAGGCTAACTGGTATTCAGACGGAGACTCATTAAAACTCTCCATGCCTATCGCAAAGGTAGACAAAGAACGTAGAATTGTTTCAGGTTTTGCTACCCTAGATAATATAGACCAGCACGGAGACATAGTTTCTTCAGAGGCGTCAACAAAAGCATTTGAAAGATTCCGTGGAAATATTCGTGAGATGCATCAACCACTTGCCGTGGGCAAGATGGTCTCATTTAGAAAAGAAACATTATTTGATAAAGAGAGCGGAAAAGAACATAACGGAGTATTTGTAAATGTTTATGTTTCAAAGGGCGCACAAGATACCTGGGAAAAAGTATTAGACGGAACACTATCTGGATTCTCAATCGGCGGAAATGTCAAAGAAGCAAAAAATGAATTTGTTGCAGAGCTAGAAAAAACAGTTCGCATAATTAAAGACTACGACCTAACAGAGCTGTCACTTGTAGATAACCCAGCAAACCAATTATCAAATGTTTTATCAATTCAAAAAACAGCAGATGGAACAGTGTATAAAGGAATTGCAACAGACGTAAAAGTAGAAAATGTTTTTTATGATAAAGAAACAGACTCAATTTTTCTTTCTACAGAATCAGAATTTAAATCACCAACATCAGATAATAATTTAGAATTAATAGGCTGGGTAGAGACAAACGATACAAATAAGTCTACAGAGATACAAAGAATTCTTGACGGCTATAAAGCTTCAAGAACAGTTTTGCCTGAAAATATTGTTGCAAAGCAATCTGGGCAAAATGATGAAACTACCGAAGGAGGTGTTACTGTGGCAGAAACTACAATAGTAGAAGAAACAAAAATAGAAGCAGTAGCAGAAGTTGAAGAAGTAACAGAAGCAGAGCTTGCTAAATCAGCTGATGCAGAGGAAGCACCAGCAGTAGAAACAACAGAAGCTCCAGCAGCAGAAGAACCTGCAGCTGTAGAAGAGGCCGCTAACATTTCCGAAGTTGAAGTTGAAGAGACTGACTTTGCAAAAATGTTAGATGATATGAAAGCATTCTTCTCGGCAGAGATAACAAAAACAGCAACCGCACAAGCAGTTTCAAGCTTGTCTACAAAGGTTGATGAAAAAATTGCTGAAATTACAAATAAATATAATGAGCTAGAACAAGCCGTTAATAATATAAAGTCACACATTTCTAGCGTTGAAAAACGTATTGATGGTGTCGAAAGTGATACAGCAATAAAAAAGTCTTCTGATCTGGACGGGTCAGATGTTAAAATAACAAAAAGTAAGTGGGGCGGGCATTTCCTCAGCGTCCGTAACATTGACTAATAAAATCTATAAAAATGATGGAGGTGAAATAAAATAATGAGCGATATCCTACAAAAAGTAGTAGACACAACAAACGTTGGATCAGGATCAGGTGGATTGTTAACAAAAGAGCAATCAGACCGTTTCATTGATTACATGTTTGATGCTACAATCCTTGCCCGTGCAGCCAGAACCATTCGTATGCGTTCTAACACAGCTGACATTGATAAGGTCGGAGTTGGAACAAGATTGATGACAGTAGCAACTGAAGCAACAGATACAGCTTCAAATGCAGCAGTTACATTCACAAAGATTTCTTTAACAACAAAGAAACTACGTCTTGACTGGGAACTATCAAGCGAAGCACTAGAAGATAATATCGAAGGTGCAGATCTTGAGGATCACATTGCACGTCTGATGGCAACACAGGCTGGTAACGACATCGAAGATCTTTTGATCAACGGTCTTGGAACTGGAACTGGTTTGATGTCAGCATTCGCAGGTTTCCGTGCATTAGCGCTATCAAGTGCTAACGTCGTAAACGCTGGTGGTGCAACAATCAGCAAGGCAGTATTCAACAGCGCAATTAAGGCATTGCCACGTAAGTACAAGCAACGTCGTAATGAGCTACGTTTCTTTACAGGTTCAAACCTAGTACAGGATTATCTATACAGCTTGACATCTATCGGTAACGGTGGAACTCCAGAAGACATTGCATCTTCAATTCTTCGTGGAAATCCAAACGGACCAGCAGGTGCACCAGGCGGTGTAATCCCATTCGCATTCGGTATTCCAGTAGTTGAGGTTCCTCTAATTGATGAAACTCGTACTGGTGATTACTCAGGTGCAACAGGACAACATGGAGACATTCACTTGTCTTTCGCTAACAACTTTGTTGTTGGTGTAAAGCGTGAAATTCAAGTTTACCGTGAGTTCAAGCCAAAGAAGGACACAATTGAATACACAATGTTCATCAGAACAGGGTGTGCAATTGAGAATCCAGAGGCATTTGTTGTGGTTAAGAACGTAAAAGTTTCAGCCTAACAACCCTTAAAAACTAAATAGTCTATTGGGGAGTCCGAAAGGGCTCCCCTTTAGTCATTTTTGATGCTATAATTAGTAAAGAAAAGACGAGAGGAGAATTAATGTCTTTCAATAATATGAGGCTTGAGGAGCTTCAAAAGGTAGCAGAAACCTTCGCTGTAGATCACCAAACTGCAAATAATAAAGCCGACCTAGTTGCACTTCTTACAGAAGAGGGCATAAGCTTTGAAATGTATGACAAGTTTTCAAATGCCGAAAAGGTCGATCCAGAGCTGGCACCTGGTAAAGTTAAAGTTGCGCCAGAGGCCCCAACAGATGGTCAAGTTTTAGTAAAGATGGAGCGAATGAATCCTAGATATGATGTAAACGAGTTTACCTTTACAAAGGAAAATCCATTTATTGTTATGTCTGAGTCAAAGGCCCAGGAAATTTTTGATAGCCAAGAAGGATTTAGGCTAGCTACACCCAAGGAGGTTCAGGAGTTTTATTCCTGATTTAAATGGAGTTATACACAGGCCTTACCCAAAAAATATACTTAGATGTATATGAAGACGGTGAGTTAAGAGCAACAGATACAAATCCAGTTGTTACCATATATGATGGTACAACGGATGTTCAATTGTTCAACGCTTTTGCAGAGCCAGAGCTAGATGACGAAGGTCATTATGGATTTTCAATATTAGACAATTATCTAACTGTTGATAAAACAATAAAGGCTGTATGGTCATATGCTGTAGACGGAAACGTTATGCAAAGTATTAATTATTATAATGTGGTAACTCCATATATATCTATATCCGAGGCTTACACAAAGTTACATATAGGTAGAGAAATAGGTGATGCTAACTATAAACCATTTCATGACTTAGCCGAAGCCGAAAGGTTTGCTAGGTTTATGATTGAAAATTATACTGGCCATAAATTTGGAAAATATGACGGTACTATAACAGCATACGGTCAAGATTCAGATGTCCTATTCCTTGGGGAAAGAATTATATCTTTTAGCCAACTAAAAGAAAACAACAAGGTTGTTGTTAATACGGCAAGCAATATAAACGTATTTGGATACCCAATAGAAATAACTGAAACGAATCATTCTATAAGAATTTACTCTACTGATGATATATCTGAGGGTGGTCAAAAAGACCTAGTTTACCCTTCTAAAGGTAGTTTTTTAAATGGATACAAGTATGATATAACTGGCGTATTTGGGTGGAAATCAGTTCCAGAAAAAGTTCAATTGGCAGCACTAATGCTAATGAAAGATTATTTTGGTAAAGATAATATTTGGAGAGCCCGATACGTACAGAACATATCATTCGGCGATACTGACATAGAGCTATCAAAATTAGCATTTAGGGGAACAGGTAATTTCTATGTAGACAAGCTCCTAGATGAGTACAAGTCTACAAGCATGGCGGTAATCTAATGATCGGGTATTTTGCTGTAGAGGCTAAATATGCCATGAAGTTAGATATTTATCGTGTACAGATCTCACAGGATCCCAACAGCGGAGAGATAAGACGTCAATGGGCATACACAGAAACCATACCATGTCTTGCAAAGTCTATAATTTCTACTGGAGTTAGAAGTCCATCCAATGATAGAACTGTAGATTCAAGGTATATGGTTGAAGAAATTATTAAAGTAAACACACTTTCTAAACTTCCAAGAAATGCAAAGATTAGCAATGTAAGAGATTTAGACGACAATGTTATTTGGGAAGAGGCAGAAATTTCTGGAAGCCCAGCAACCATATTTGAAGTGGTAGGATCCACTCCAATAATTGACGGGTTTGGACAGACCTTAGAGTATGAAAGTACTTTACAGAGGAGCGACATTCAGAATGCCCTCACTTAATATAAAATCCGATGCATCAAATATAATACAAAATGCAACAGCCTATATGCAAGGCATTGCACAGGCTCCAAATACCCCTGCCGTAAATAATGAAATAGGAGTTGCAATTACAGCAATTGCACACAGATCATTGTCTAGATTTATTGATACAGAGGCTAGACTTAGCCCATCATCAATGCATCACGTATATGAATGGAACCAGGTTGGTAAACCATTAGGTAGGTTGTGGAAGCTAAACTCAACATATAAAACAGGAACTATTACACTTTCTACAAACTTTAAACAATCCAGAACTTTTGTACCAATTAAAAATGGAACATCAAGAAGAAGTAAGTTTACATTTAAAGCAGATGTTATGGAAAAAGGAAGATCTGTAAGAATAACTCCTAAAAAAGCAGAAGCTTTATTTTTTTATTCCTCAAGCGGGGATCCAGTATTTATTCCAAAAGGTAGATCTGTTGTTGTTAAGTCTCCTGGTGGTAAACAAGTTCGTGGAGCGTTCGGTAAAACCATGGACAGGTTTAAGATTTCAAATAATTTAAATATTGATATAGAGGCATCTGGAATAATAAAAAGACTGGAGCTTGCACAAAGGATGGCAGCCTCACAAACAATACTTGGGCTGTCTGGATCATCAAAATCTATGATGGCTGGAATTGCTACTGCAAATACCGCAAGACATATTAGGCAAGTAACAAAAGCCTACGCATTATTGGATGGTGAAATAATTGGCTGATTATAGTAAAGGTGCTGTATGGGAAGTAAGAAAGTTGTTATGGGCAGAACTACAAGCTGCTGGAATATTGACTGCTTCTGACTATAGAGAAAATAACGTTAGTTATATACCAATCATACCAATTCAAGAGCAGGATACTTTTAAAAATAAGTTTGTTGTTAATAGAGAAACTCCACTGCCATACATCGTTTATGATTTGGATATAGTGGGATATGATACGGATTGGTTTATATGCCATGAAAGATTAACATTTAAAATATATGCAAATTCATATAACACCGTAATAACAATAACTAACCTTATGGTAGATTTATTTAGAAGATTTGACGACAGTGCCAAAACTATGAATTCCTACGCAAAAAACCTGGACCCAACAACTCCTTTCAAATACCATTACTTTACCCTGGCTGAAGCAAATTCACCCAACCCAGCAGAAGAATTGGCAGGGCGTCTGGAAGCAGATATAGCAATAACTTACTCTTATTCCAGAGATTTAGACCAGAGCGGAAGATTTGCCTAATAAGGCTGATTCGGCTATGATTAGATATGAGGAAATGCCGCAAGCCACATTCCATAAAAAGGAGGAGGTGAAATAAAATAAATGGCAACTAATGTTCGTAATATTATTATTGGTGCAGCTAGAATTTATATATCAAAAAAAGATTCAACATCAGCTGATTGGACAGATGCATACCAAGATGGATTA